TGATTAAAAAGCGTCCTGTCAATAAAACAAAACAAGCCGTGTATCTTGATATGATAGGAGTGGTGAAGTCAGTGCCATCCGCAGAGCCAGAAATCAAACCAATAGAATATCGTGACTGCGCAGATGCGATGCTGAAAATGTGGATGGATAATGTGGTAACTGATGGGGAATATAACCGCATCATGGACAAGTTAAATGCACATTGGAGGATGGAGAATGGACGATCTGGTCAGTAGACGGGCGGCTATAGATGCGGTTGAGAAAAGCAGGCGCTTAAACCATCATCAAGATGGGAAAGAAGCTTGCGCTCATGAATATGAACATAGACACTTCTTAAAAATTTTGATGGATTTGCCATCAGCAGAACCAGAACCGCTAACCGATAAGGAAAAGAGAATATTTCTTGCCGCAATGGGAAGAGAGGAAAAAGTCTGCAAAGAGGTTGATGAAAACTTGCCTCTTAAAGAGCCATATGAGGATAGTCTTGTGCAGGTATGTAGAGAAATCGTAAGAAAGGTAAAGGGTACGCTATGGACGAGTTGATCAGCCGTCAGGCGGTGATTGATACAGTGTATGATTGGAGCAATTACGCACCGACAGACGAAGAGGCAAGGAATATTAGACAGGTGATTAATGATATAAAAGCTCTGCCATCCGTACAGCCAGAAATCATACGGTGTAAGGATTGTAAATATCGAGACGAAAATTGGAGAAGGGTATCTGTTAGATGGTTGCCGTGCATGGATGTGCAAACTGGTAACAACTGGTATTGCGGAAGCGCAGAGAGAGGCGAACAGGATGAGTGATCTAATCAGCAGACAAGGTCTTTTAAATAAAATCTGCGATGGGTGCGGATATATAGGTTATTGCCATCCCGACAGGAAAAAGTGCATAGAGTATGAACGAGTAGAGAGTATGCCATCAGTAGAGCCAGAACAGCGGTGGATACCAGTGAGTGAGAGGTTGCCGGAAGATAGCCAATTCGTGTTAATGACAATACGAAGAATGGGTGAACGCTATAATCACGAACCCTTTATATCCATTGGCTATATCTCGTGGAATCAATCAGTATGGTGGTGCGCTCATGACGGAGATTGCAAATTACACAATGTCAGAGTAGACGCGTGGATGCCGTTGCCCAAGCTATACGCAGAGAGGAGACAGGATGGATGATCTGATCAGTAGACAGGCGGCGATTGATGCTCTTGCTGAACATGAAAAATCGAATGGACACAACTATACCTTGTTTGTGGATATTGTAAGCGAGTGCGCTGAGATTATCAGAGATTTACCATCCGTACAGCCAGAGCGGGCGATAGGAAAGTGGATGGATACGGATAATTATTATCAAAGGTGGAAATGCTCGGTTTGTGGATGCCATACACGGGATGCGAAACCGCCTTATTGCTCGCATTGCGGTGCAAGGATGGAGAGTAAATAAAGGACGGTGGTTAAATAAATGACAAAAGAACAAGTAGTTTTTTGGTTGTTACTCTTACGATTTAATCCTGACAACAACGTCTTACCAAATGAAGTAATTGATATAGCAATTGGAGCAATTGTCGCAGAGCCAGAGCGGAAGATGGGGAAGTGGATAACCGTTGACAAAGGCTTAATAGTGACATCATACAAATGCTCTGAATGCGGCAGAACAGTAAGAGATGATACCGGGTATGATGTTGCTAAGGATTATCCGTACTGCCATTGTGGGGCAAAAATGGAAGGAATGAAGAATGAATAATTGCAAGCATTGCATGGAAATCAAAGAAAACGAGATCGGTGAGACGGTTGCTTTCTGTGAGTTATCCGATGAATGGGAAAATGTTACTCTTGGAAGCTGTTTTGGAAACTGCGAAGGTCAGGAGTTTACTGCTGACTATATCGCACAGCGCTTGAATCAACTTTCCGACTGCGCCTACGACTGGCATATTGATAATAAAGTGGTGGGTATTGATGTATGTGAGTTTGAACAGCTGATGGACGTGGCGGCTAAAATGATTCTCAGAAAGGATGAATGATGAATAATCTAATCAGCAGAAAAGCGGCGATTGATCTGTGGGAGACATATCATCCAACAATTGCTGTTGATGCAATGGCATATGATAAAGCGTTAAGAGAGCTACCATCCGCACAGCCAGAACCTGCGATTCCGTTACAATGGATTGAAGCGCAGATTGAATGGCTGAAAAGTCTGGATAATGCCTTTGCGACATTAACGGCAGGACAAATTTCGGCGATGGTGAATAAATGGAAGGGTGAACAGGATGGATGATGTAGTCAGTAGACAGACGGCAATTGATGCGTTATGTGATGAATATTGTGGTGGGTGGCAAGATTGCAAGCACTATCCCAAATGTGAAAACTTGAAAGCAATTCAAAACCTGCCATCCGTACAGTCAACTTTATACGGATACAATATAGAACACCTTGAATTGATAGCGAGGGTTCTTCAGAAAGAAGATTTACCGCCAGAGAGAATAGTAGAAGTCTTAACAGATATTGGTAGAATTGTTGCTATTGTCAGAGATGAGTTTGAAGAAGTATTAAGAAAGGCGGTAGAGCAATGTATGACCTAATCAGCAAGCATGCGGCAATAAATGAACTCAAAGCAAACAGATTATTATATTGTGATGAAACACCGGAAAGCTTCTCAGAGTTATCGTATGAAGATAAATGTAGAGTCGATGAAATAGACAATGCAATTGCTACACTCTTGAATCTACCATCTGAAAAACCAGAGTATAAGCTTGATGAGTGGTGTATGGATTGTAAAGAATATGATCATAAAAAGCACCGTTGTCCAAGATTCAATCGAGTGATCAGAAGAACCGTAGATGAATGTACCGCAAATCAGTTTGTTAAAATTTTGGAGAGCCTTAAGGATGATGATTATGACACATATTGTCATACTGGACATAGTAGATTTTCAGAAAATGATTGGGATTGGGTTATCGCCAGAGTGAAGGAGCTTAAATGAGTGAAATGATTGATAAACAAGAAACAAGTCAGAGTCATATAACAAAGAAAGAAGCATATAAATATGGCGATAAGTTTATTTTAGAGATTGGGGAAAGAAGAGCTGTTCTTGATGAATACAATATTGTAGGAACAGATCTTTATGTAAGAGAGTCTTTGCTCCAATATCTTACCCCATATAACCCACCAGTAAGTTGTAGAGATTGCAGACATAACGGCAGTTTTGATACAGATTGCCCGATCAAGTGGGAGGGTAAAGAATATTGCAGTTTTGGAGAGGAATAAATAAGAAATAAAAAGATTATTCTGGACACAAACAATGAGGAATAACATATGAAAATTATAATACTTATAAGTATGATATTTCTGCATATTGTAGACGATTTTTATTTACAAGGAATTCTTGCCAAGATGAAACAAAAGTCTTGGTGGGATGAAAATACATCCAATGAATTATATAAAAATGATTATATAATTGCTCTTGTTGAACATGCCTTTAGTTGGACATTTATGATGATGTTACCAATTACAGCAGTTATGATATTTGGAAGTGGTATGCTTAGTATACATTGGGCTATCTGGTTATATGCGTTTATTTGCAATGTTATAATTCATGCAATTATAGATAATTTAAAGGCTAATATTCAATGCATCAATTTAATTACTGATCAAATGATTCATCTTGCGCAGATAATATCAACGTGGGTGTATTTATGTATTTTATAAAGAAGGAGAAGCAAATTGAAATTTGAAAATACAGAAGTGTGGGGATTTGAACACGCTGTGAGAGGAATGAGAAACCCTTTGGCTTCATGGGATAAAAGTGATAGCACGTTCGAAAATGGTGAAATTAAATTAGGCAAGAGTGACATTGATTTGATGCAGAGACTTATTAAGGCGGGATCTCCTGATAGAAAATTTATGAGACAGATCTTTGTAAGTGTAGATATTACAGCACCAATGTACTGGTGGAGTGAACTTGACACTTATAAAGTTGGAACTGTCGCAAACAGCACTTCTAAAATGCACAAGCTTGCGTCAACACCAATCACTTTAGATTGTTTTGAGACGGATGATTTCAATCATACATTAAAATTATTTGACAGTGAGCCATATAAAGAAGATGTTTATATTGATGATGCGTGGGAAGATATAATTTGTGTATGCGAAACATTAAGAAAAAGATGTCTTGAAACAAAAGACAAGCGCTATTGGAAAGAATTAATTCGAATTCTTCCTGAGTCATGGCTTCAGACAAGAACAGTAACTATGAACTACGAGAATATTTATTCAATGATCCGTCAGAGAAAATTCCACAAGTTGAATGAATGGAGTGGAAAAGATGATTTGAACAAACCTAACTTCATTGCTTGGGCGAAGACACTTCCTTATGCTGAAGAGTTGTTGTTCTATGGATTAGATAGCAAAGAATAAAAAGTGAGTAAAAATATAAATGACAAGATTTGATATTATAAAAAACAGTACAGTAGAACAGATTGCAAGACTATTATGTGATAATGTTATGTGGGGTATGCAAGCAAAAGATTCAGAAGAGTATGATAGGCTTTGTAAAATGTGTGTTGCGTCTTCTAAGTGTAAATATGGACATAATGGTTTTATAGACTGGTTGGGTGAAGATGTGGATGTAGGTGAAGACAATGAAAAATAATTTTGATTTTACATGGAAATATAAAGATTTCGAAATCCGCACAACGCACAGTTATGGTAAAGTTCAAAGACCATATGTTGAACTGATTTATCATTATTTGGATGATAACGGACGAGATTATTGTTTTACACTTGCCTATTGGCATAAAAATCAGAGCGGTGGATATGACTTAATTTTTGTGGGAGACAGACCGTTAGAATATATTGCAGAGATTGATGTATCTGTAATTTGGAAGCAATTATATTTAGCACAACAAATGTTCGAAGATGCTGAGGCAAGAGATGGAGATAGCGACTTATACCGTTAAAGATTGCAGAACATGTAAATTTTATAAGAAAATAATAAACTTTCATTGTGTGCACAATGAATACGGTGGACAATCGTGTAAGTGTATAAATGAAGATGGGTTTGGATGTTTAGGTTTTGCTAATAAAGGAATAGTAATGCACAAAACAAGTGACAACAAAAACATATATAGTCCATGTAAAATGTACATAACAAAATATTAAAGGGGTAAAAGTAATAATGGGATGCGATATACATATAAATTGTGAGATTAAAACTTCTGATGGATATTGGGAGAACTGTGACTTCTTCACCATTGATCCAACATATAAATCTCTAAAAGGCGATCCAGAACGTCCACCTAAATGGCTGATCAAGCAGGTTGATGTTGGAAGAAATTATGCTCTGTTCGGTGTATTAGCAGGAGTAAGAGATAGAAGTCACCCAATGATAAGTGAACCAAGGGGTATTCCTGATAACATATCTAAGCAAACAAAGAAAAGATATCTTAGAGAATCAGAATGGGGTTGTCATTCGTATTCGTGGTTAACGCTCAAAGAGCTTCTTGATTATAGGACTCAGTATGAAAACAAGTATTGTTGTGGATACGTTACGGATACTGGATTGGAAAATATAAATATTTATGGATCGCCAGAACCAGAACATGTTTCCAAACATATGTATGATGAATATTTTCATTATGCGTCATGGAAAGACGAACTTCTTAGTTCATTTGATTCATTTCTTAATGAATTATATGAAAGACTTGACTGGGCTTTTGGTATCTATGGATTTCATTATATTAAGAACGATTTAAGAAAAAACTTTTGTGATAAATTTAGAATAGTATTTTGGTTTGATAGTTAATGTATAAATAACATACTAAAACAAAAACTATTCGTGTAATGACAATCCCCTTTTTGCGATAAGATGCAGAATAAAGATGATGGAGTTACATATGAACATTGATAGGATCAGAAATGAATTAAACACAGACAAATATGACTTTCTAAGAAAAGCTCCTCTAAAAGATCATATCATCCTACTTGGACTTGGTGGTAGTTATGCTTATGGTACGAACGTAGAAACAAGTGATATAGATGTCAGAGGAGTTGCTACGCATAGTGCTGATGATATAGTAACTTGCTCTGGGTTTGAACAGGTTGAAAATCATGTAACTGATACGGTAGTTTATTCCTTGGAAAAGATGATGTCTCTTTTATCTAATTGCAATCCTAACACCATAGAGATACTTGGGCTTGAACCATGGCAGTATTTTTACTTATCTGATATTGGACATGATTTAATTAAAAATGCTGATATGTTTTTATCAAAGAAAGCATTCAATTCTTTTGGTGGATATGCAACGGCTCAGTTAAGACGCTTAGACAATAAGGCGGCAAGGCTTATCAGTCAGTCTCAGCAAGAACAGCACATATTAGCAAGTGTCAATAGGGCAAGAGAAACATTTAAAGAAAAATACTTCAATTATCCAGAAGACTCAATTAATCTCTATATTGATACAGCAGTCCAAGAAGATTATGACACAGAGATATTTATGGATGTTAATTTGAAACATTATCCTTTGAGAGACTTCAAGGATATGTGGTCTGAGATGCATAATATTGTTAAGGATTATTCTAAATTTGGCAAAAGGAATAAGAGTGCGATAGAACACGACAGGCTTGCTAAACATATGATGCATTTGATCAGATTATACCTCATGTGTTTTGATATCCTTGAAGATGGCAAGATCGTTACATATAGGAGAAAAGATCATGACCTGTTAATGTCTATCAGGAATGGTAAGTATCTTGATGAAGATAAACAACCAACCAAAGAGTTTTATGATATGGTTGACGAGTATGAAAACAAGCTCGACAAATTAAAAGAGACAACACCACTACCTGATAAACCAGATTACGACAGAATCAAAAACTTTTTGAAGAATACAAATTATAATATTGTAAAAAATAGGCTTCGGCATTCATATGTGATAGGGTCTGAAGGAGATTAAAAATGCCAGATGATTTTTATGAGTGGTTAGATGCGAAATGCCCAGAAGGAATGGACGAATTTACATTCCTTCATAAGTGGATGGCATGGGGAATAGCACACGAGTATTTCATTGTTATTGCAAATGATACTATGTGAAAAGGTGACAATATGCGGTGGCGAAATAGGTAAACGCTTAGATGTAAGGCTCAGTACCTTTAGAGTAAACTGCGATAGCGAGAGCGAGTGCAGAACTTGGGTTGCGATCTGTGGCTATGTGAGGTGCAAATCCTCACCCTCATTATGAGCCTTTTGCTTTTTCACAAAGATCGCTTATAGAAAGTGGCACATATAGATATTTTAAGTAAGGAGTCGTAGATGAAGTATTATATCGCAGACCTGCATTTTGGTCATGGTAACTTGAATCAGTACATGGATCATAGAGGATTCTCTTCTGTAGAAGAGATGAATGAATATATGATTCAGCAGTGGAACAGTGTGGTAAAAGCACATGATGAAGTTTATATTCTTGGGGACTTATTCTGGAAGGTGGAAGAACCTAAAGATGTTGTTCGCACACTTAATCGTATGCATGGAAAGAAATATCTGATCCGTGGTAATCATGATAGCAGATGGTTGTCAGATTATGATAACGAAAAGTATCATTGCTTTAAGTGGATTAAAGATTATGCAGAAATCAGCGACAACAAAAGAAGAGTGCTTCTGTTCCACTATCCCATTATGTCGTATAACCATCAGTTCAGTGAAAAGACTTGGATGTTGTATGGACATATTCATTTTACTCAGGATGTAGACTTGGTTGAAGCTTACAAAGATGCTTGTAAAAAAGATATAAGAGTGGATGAGAAACATGGGATTACTGAATCACCATATGTTCATATGATCAACTGTTTCTGTGTGGCCTCTGATTATAAGCCGCTGACGCTTGATCAGTGGATTGAGATGGAAGAAAGTGGAAAATTAAAAAGAGTCGAGACAAGTAATGGAGTATTGGAGTATACAATAGAAAACACAAAAATACAAGCGTGGCTTAATTCCAATAATGATATATGTATTATAAATCCACGTTCAAAAAAAACCACTGAAGATCAAAGAAGCATTTGATTTGGAAAACAAAGAAATATAAGGAGAACAATAATGTTTGATGAATTAGGCAATAGAATGAAGAAATTTTATGAAGAAATCCCTAAAACAAGGCTTATGCGCAGAACACCAGTGATTATTAGGTTAGATGGCAAGGCTTTTCACACGTTCACAAGGGGCTTCAAAACACCATTTGATGGGGTTTTAAATCAGTCGATGCGTGATACAATGGAGTACCTTTGTAAGAATATTCAGGGCTGTGTGCTTGGTTATACGCAGTCTGATGAGATTACATTGGTTCTTTGTGACTATCAAACACTTGATACTTCAGCATGGTTTGATTACGAGATACAGAAGATTTGTTCAGTGTCTGCTTCCATGGCAACACTTGCATTTAATAAAGCACTCATAAGAAATATTAATTTATATGTTACGTATGAGGCTATACATAAAGAAGATAATGATGATAAATATTTGTTAACATTAAAACACGCTATTAATAAAGGTGCTATGTTTGACTCAAGATGCTTCAACATTCCAAAGGAAGAAGTGGCAAATCTCTTATATTGGAGACAATCTGACTGTATGCGTAACTCAGTATCTATGGTGGGAAGGTGTTATTTTTCTGACAAAGAACTATATAAGAAATCGACAAACGATATAATAAATATGCTTGCTGAAAAAGGGTACAATTATTTCGTAGACACACCGCTCCATTATCAAAGAGGAAGCTGTTGCGTGAAATTTAATGTCGAAGATAATGAACAGCCAAAAACTAATTGGATAGTTGACTTGGAAATCCCAGTATTTAAGAAAGATGGAAGAGAATACATCGAAAAGAGGATAGGGTTTGATGAGTAATATAGAAATAAATGAAATATTTATGCCAATCGAAAGAAAGAAGCTTGAAGAGTTAACCAAAAAGATATCTTTTGATCTTAATTTATTTTTTAAAAATAATCACATTAAATGTCATTGTAAAAAAGCCTCTAAATATTCATTTAATATTCTGTATTATTTTGATGAGGTGGAAGAAGATTGCTTACTGGCAACAGTTGATTTTCGTAACGATGTAATTACAGCGAATGATGAGATACTTACAGAACTCGAATATGATATCTTTTATGAAATGTGGCTCGATTCTAAATTCAATAAATATTTTAATGAAGAAGAAGAAAAATATGACTTGAGTATTATTCCGTATGATGTTGTCTATAATTTTTTTATTGAAAGACTGAATTATGCATTTCTTGAAAAACATCATTTCATTCAGGAATGGGCAAATGTTTATAAGCTGATGATAGAAAAAATTGAAAGTGCATTTGATCTTAAAAAACAACAGGAGTAACTACATATGATACTTTGTTTTGAATTGTCAATGCCTAACAGGGGTAGTTGGAATGGAAGGTGGAGCGGCGAGAAGGATGTTCATGTCATTACGAAAACAGATAGAGATATTGGCAAAAAGCGTATTCAAGAGCTTGATGGTAAATATTTCTTTTACCGTTGGGATGATGGATGGACAGCCTGTGTTGACTGCAAAATAATTGATGCTAAAGAAGCCGCAAGATTAAGAAAGCTCAACAGAGGATTTTGCGGATATGATTGGATGGTCAACAGTATTATCTATAAAGATAGAATAGAATATGCGAGGTACTAATATGCTTACTTGTGATCTTGAAAGTATCAATCTGGGTGCTGCTTGGCATAAAGCTGTTGGAGACAGAAAGATCGTTGTTATCAATGGTGTTGGTGGATCTGGCAAAGACACTTTTGTATTTACGGTTACCGATCTTCTGAAGAAAATTATTAACCCCAGTTTATTTGCAGATGATTCCGTTTCTATTGTGAAAAACATTTCTACAATTGATTGCGTAAAACATGCGGCGATGAGACTTGGGTGGAAGTATGACAACAAAGATGATAGGAGCAGAAAGTTTCTGTCAGAAATAAAAAAGCTGTCTTGTGCTTATAATGATATGCCGTATCAGGATTGCAGACAGAAGATATATTTGGGTAATTACAAGATCTGTTTTGTACATTGTAGAGAGCCAGAAGAAATTCAGAGATTTAAGGATGAATTCAATGCAACAACATTATTGATAACAAGACATAGTGTTGATATACCAGATAATTCATCTGATCGAAATGTGTTTGATTATGAATATGATATGTACATTAATAATGATGGCAGTTTTGCAGACTTAAAGAAAGAAGCAATTAAATTTATTAAGAATATGGGCATGGAAGAATGGATGATAACAATGTAATTAATTAGGAGGGTAGCATGAATGTAATAAAACGTGATGGGAGAACAGTTGAGTTCGATAAGAACAAAATTAAAACATCTGTTCAACAAGCATTTTATGAAGTCGATAAAGACATTACACAGAGTGCAAAAGATAAAGCGTCAGAAATTGCAAGATATGTTGAAGCATTAAATAAAGATTTTACCGTAGAAGAAATACAAGATATTGTTGAAGATAAGCTGATGGCAAGTAATCGTAAAGATGTGGCGAGGGCTTACATTATATATAGAAGCACAAGAAGCAGAATAAGAGATAGAAACAGTGCTTGGATGAAAGCAATTAAAGAAAAGTTATCTGCAACAAATGTACAGAATCAAAATGCGAATGTTGACGAGAAATCATTTGGCGGTAGAAAAGGCGAAGCTGATTCTGAGCTAATGAAGAAAATAGCGCTCGATGATTGTATGTCAGAAATGTCGAGAAATAATCATTTGAATAATGAGATATACATACATGATCTTGATTCTTATGTTGTTGGTCAGCACAATTGTTTAACAATTCCATTTGATAAGTTGTTGGCTAACGGATTCAATACGAGACAAACAGACGTAAGACCTGCGCAATCTGTTGGGACAGCATTTCAATTAGTGGCTGTGATTTTTCAGTTGCAGAGCTTACAACAGTTCGGAGGAGTTTCTGCGAGTCACATTGACTGGACAATGATTCCGTATGTTAGAAAGAGTTTTTGGAAGCACTACATTGATGGAAGAAAGTATATCGACAATGATAACAACGTGATTTGGTTTAACAGTAACAAGGATAAACTTCCAATTGATAGTGCTGAATATAAAGAACTTTCACCAAAAGCGTATCAGTACGCAATAGATATGACAACGAAAGAAGTGTATCAGGCAGTTGAAGGATTGTACCATAACCTGAATACATTACAATCCAGAAGCGGCAACCAGTTGCCCTTCACATCCATTAATTACGGAACTTGTACATTGCCAGAAGGACGCTTAATTACAAAAGCTCTTCTCGATGTACTAATTAAAGGTATTGGAAAACTTCATAAAACATCTATATTCCCTTGCGGGATATTCCAATATATGAAAGGGGTTAATGATAAACCCGGAACACCAAATTATGACCTATATAGGTTGGCGCTTCAGTCAACAGCAAAAAGACTTTATCCAAATTATGCGAATGTTGATTGGAGCGGAAACGCAGGATACGACAGGAATGATCCTAAAACATATTTTAGCACCATGGGTTGTCGTACTGCAAATGGTTGGGATATAAACGGCTTCGGTCAATTAAAAGATGGTAGGGGAAATATTTGCCCAGTAACTATCATTCTTCCTACTATTGCTATGGAAGCCTCAAAAGAATATTTAGATAAAAATCCTGCTAATACAAAAGCAGAAGAGTTGATAAAAAAATTTAAAATTAATAATTTTTTAAAATTACTCGATACAAAAATCGAAGAAGCAAAAGATATGCTCGTTGAAAGATATGAGTGGATATGCTCTCAATCACCAGATTCAGCAAAGTTTATGTATGAAAATGGTACTATGGAAGGATATGTTCCAGAAGAAGGAATAAGATCAGCATTAAAACATGGCACGTTGGCTCTTGGTCAGTTGGGTCTTGCTGAAGCACTTCATATTTTAATTGGAAAAGATCACGCAACACCAGAGGGTATGGAGTTAGCAAAACGTATTGAACAATTGTTCAAAGACCGTTGTGCTGAATTCAAGAATAAATATAAATTAAATTTTGGAGTATACTATACACCCGCAGAAAACCTTTGTTATACAGCAATGAAGAAATTCAAAGCTAAGTATGGTGTGATTCCAAATGTTTCTGAAAATGATTTCTTTACGAATAGTATTCATGTACCTGTTTGGCATAAGATGAATCCATTTGAGAAGATTGATATTGAGTCACAGTTGACTGGTTACAGTTCGGCAGGATGCATTACATATGTAGAGTTGAGCGAAAGTGTTAAAAACAATATTGATGGACTTGAACAAATTGTCAACTATGCGATGGATCATGATATCCCCTATTTTGCAATTAATGTCCCGAATGATACTTGCTTGGAGTGTGGATATACTGATGAAATATCAGATACGTGTCCAATTTGTGGTTCGTCTAATATTCAAAGACTGCGTAGAGTAACTGGATATCTTACTGGTAATTACACAACAGCATTTAATTACGGCAAACAGCAGGAAGTAAAACTGAGAACACATCATGTAGACATCTCTAAAAGTTTGGAGGGTTGACAGCATGAGATATGCAGATTTTTATGATTGTGATCTTTGCAATGGTACATATGTTGGTATGTCACTTTTCGTTCAGGGATGTCCGTTACATTGTAAAAATTGTTTTAACCCAAGTACATGGAGCTTCAGTGGTGGAAAAGAATGGACTGAAAGAGTAGAGGATAGATTCATGACTTTACTATATAGGCCATACATAAAGCGTGTTTCATTTTTAGGTGGTGAGCCAATGGCAGATGGTAATTATGAAACGGTTTTAAATATCTGCAAAAATATTAAAAACATATTTAATGAGGATAAAAAAATATGGATATATAGTGGGTTCGATTGGGAATACCTAATTGACAATAAAGAGATACGAAAAGGATTACAATATGTAGACGTACTAATTGATGGAAGATTCATTGATGAACAAAAGGATCTATCATTGAAATTCAAAGGTTCATCCAACCAAAGAGTAATAGATGTGCAGAAAAGTCTAAAAACTAATAGCGTAGTATTGTGGAGTTAAGCTGTTCATTATTATTTACAAAAGTACATATAAATGTATATAATAATGGACAAAACATTAAGCCCAACATAATTAAGGTATAAAGTGTATTTTAATTGTGTTGGGCTTTTTTTTGACTTTAAATTAAAATGTGCTTGACAAAATAAGTTATATATGATATCATACAACATATAAATAATATCAACGCACCAGAAAGGATGTTAAAATATGATAAAAATCAGATATGAAGTATTTGAAACTAATTCATCGTCCTGCCATTCTATTTCCTTTTCAAATAAATATAAACGAATCACTAAAAGCAAATTAAAATATGAGACAACAAAAGACAATGCAAAAGAGCTAAGAGATATTGTTAATGGCAATTACGATCATAGCTTAGAAATTCCACTTGGAGAATTTGGGTGGGGAGTTCAAACATATAATGATTGTTATACAAAGTTACAGTATGCATTAACTATGGCTTATGTAACAGAGTGTGGGTATTCGTCAAATGGACAGGGCTTTGAAGAAACAGATGGATACAAAAAGATTTTAGATTTGCTCAAAGAAGAAATTGGATGTGAGTTTTTGATTGTGAGTAATTTTGAAGATGGTTATATTGATCATCAGTCTTGTTACGATTACTCATCATTAGCTGATTTTCTAAGTGATTGGGGCGTATCACTGTACGACTTTATTTTTAATCCTTATGTAAGGCTTCATATAGATAACGACAATCACTGATGGGAGGATAAATGAAAAAGATATCTGACTACATGAATGGGAATGTTCACATTACTCTGTATGATAACGGAACACGCATTATGGATTCTGGTGAGGATGATCATTTTGATTTCGCATATCCAACCAATACAGATATAACGATCACGAAAAAGTGTGATGGTAACTGTCCTTGGTGTTATCTTGGGTGTACGAAAAACGGTGAACACGCTGACTTAATGAGTTGGAAGTTTTTTGACACTATACCATCTGGTGTAGAGATGGCAATTAACCTTAACGATATGTCTCATCCTCAGCTTGAAGAGTTCCTGCTTAAGATGAAGAATAAAAGTATCTTTGTCAATGGTACAATTAATGAGAAACATTTTCTTAAGCACTATGACATAATTAAAAAATATGCAGATGAAGGATTGCTTCATGGAGTCGGAATATCTCTTACAGACCCAACAGATGAGTTTATTGATAAGGTCAGCACAATTCGCAACGCTGTTGTTCATATAGTTAATGGTCTCTTTACAAAAGATGATTACATAAAAACGTATAACAAAAATCTCAAGCTTCTGATACTTGGATATAAGGACATTGGAAGAGGTTACGGATTTCAGGTTATTCATCAGGACGAAATTAAAGAGAACCAAGATTTCTTATATTCCATTCTACCTGTTATGATGTTAGAGTATGATGTGATAAGTTTTGATAACTTAGCAATAGAACAATTAAAGATCAAGGATTTTGTTTCAAAAGAAGAGTGGGATAGGTTATATCAGGGTGATGATGGAACAAGTACATTTGCAATAGATCTTGTAGATGGAACATTCAGTAGAAACTCGATGGAGAGGAATAAGAAATACCCCATTTCAAATAGTATCACAGATATGTTTGATACGATTAAAAAAGAGAGGCTAAATGATCTTAATAAGGAATACAATCATTATTAATATAGTCATCCTTGTTCTTATTCGAATTTCTAAAGAACAGGAAGGAGTATGCTAATGAAGCCAAGAATGAAGACAATTAACACGGCAGGATGTTCAAAGTGCCAATATTGCACTTTGGATGAATCAGATAAATCAAACATAAAAGTTAACTGCTCTGCACATGATAAAACATATACATATGGCAAACGAATAGAGTGTGAAGATTTCTTGAGAAGATCATAAATTAAAAGACATGAACAAAGATCAGCTTTTTGAATTTGAGTATTCTTTCTATGATGAATTGCAAATCTCATATAAGAAACGAGACACATTATTATATAGAAGAGAGTGCTTCCTGAAACATCGTGATAAAATGAAAAGAATTGCTAATGATGTTTACGGGTGGATTCCAAGCGGATATTTAATCAGAAATAATAACGGTAAGGAATATGTAAAAAGATTCTATCGTGGACAGAGAAGCAGTTACTTAAAACAGGTTGGAAATAAAGCAGTAAGAAGATACAAGCACTCGTTACCCAACAAGGGTGATTATAAAAAGGTGTTTGATTTTTGGTGGAGTTATTGGTGATGGGAGAAATGAATACAAATATTTACATACCGAAACGAATAAACGTTGGATATCAAAATCGCACCAGTACATATACTGGTAAGCTTGCTTATGTTATTTATTATGATGAGCACAACAAACTCAGAAAAGAAGCATCGTGGAATAGTTGGAGAGACGAAAGCATTCCCAATGATGAGTACGACAACGAGCCTATGGAGGGATTTGTATTAAATAAAAATGTGGGTGGCGTTCAGGACTCTTGGAGTCATTATGTAAGAAACTCATATGTTAGAATTTATGATCCGAGAGGGTTTGAGTTTGAAATCACTATTCCTAATCTCTTGTGGATACTTGAGAATTGCAACTGTATTAAGGGTAAAGGGCTTGAAGGTGAATTTGTTTACGGATGGGATGGTAAAGACTTGGTTCTCGTCCCAGTAGAATCACCAGACTATAAAGTCATTAAAGCACAAAGTGAGATAATCAATAAAGCAGAATACATCAAGTCATCAGATTTAATTATAGGTGCAACCTATCAGGGGAAAGATAGTAGCAGGTATTATGTATATCTTGGGAGATTTGATGCATATAAGGAAAGTTGGAACAGTGTAACTTGGAATGGCATGTATAATCGTTCTACGTGGCATTATACAAAAGAAGATGATGGTACATATCATAGTGATCCATTTGATCCGACAAGATACAAATACATAAATCGTGGAAAACATTATTGGTTTATGGAGTGTTCTAAATCAAAATATTCTGATACCACTTATGAGTGTTTAACGCAGATTAAAAATATAAAAAACAGATTTATAAAATGTATTGATGATAAATGTAGCGAAAAATATATCGAATATGTTAATAGAATGGAGACATCTAATGAATTTTCGCCTATTGATTTTGATAATGTTGTGATAGAAAAATTACCATATCAAACATTTGAAAAAATATTAATAAATTTAAAATGTAATAGTCCGTATAGTAAGAGCTTTTATACATTAAATAAAGATCAGTTTGGATGCTACAAAAATATAAAAATCTTATATGGATATAATACATATTATTTTAAAAATCGTGGGTATTATATATCAGATGCTTATGAAAAAAATGTTCTTTTAGGAGATATTCCAGAAGATATTTCATTTAAAGAAGTATACGATCGTGTGCAACCAATATATGGTATATATTATTTAAAGAATGGTAAAGAATATAAAAGAAAAGGATGGTATAACGAAGATGGCACAGCAAAACGATGAGAGAATTATGTCATTAAAGAAACAGATTGAAGAGAAGAAAGCTGAACTTGAAAAGCTCAAAACAAGATTTGTTCCTGAAACGAATTGTATGTTAGAGCTTGATTCTGCGAGATATAATCTGCATACAATAACTGATCCTTGCAATCTGCTACTGCTACTTAAGCTTTCGTCTCTTATGATGGCGGCAGAGAAACTTGATATCAACCCAGATGATGTTATGATCTCTGGCTATTCTTTATCGCTGTGGATAAATGACATTAAGAATAAAATGAAAGCAGACAAGTACAAGCTTGAAAAGAATAATCTCAATAATATTGAAAAGCAGTTGACCGATTTATTATCAAGTGATAAACAGACGGAATTAAAAATTGACGCACTTGAGAGTCTGATTCATTAAGAGGTTATCATGAATAGAGATACAAAAACAATTTTATTACCATACATCTATCAGGGATATCGTGGCAATGCAACATATGACGATATAGAGGATTTGTGGTTTGGAAAGGTGATCAATTCTGGTGTTGATCTCGTACCATATGAAGCAAAAACTCTTGATGGATTGCGTGAAGAATTCAAGAAAGCTGTAGACAACTATCTTGTCTTCCTGAAAGAGCTTGAAGAAAAACAAAAAACAGGAGAGCAGTTATGGTAGAAAGATTATCTGGTGATTTTAATAAGGGCTATACAAAAGCGATTCTCGATCTAATATTAACTGTCGATTATGTTTATGATGATTTGAGATTTCATCATAAAACGTTCAACTATTTAGTCCTAAAAAAGTTTCTTAAATGCTGTCTTGACAACAGAGAAATGTTGAGAGATTCACAAATGACTGGTTCAGGAAAGAATTGTATCAGATGGAATAAACGGTTAAACAATTTTGAATTTTACGAAGGAGAATCAATACAATGAAGAAGAAGTTATTAGTGTTATTACTATGTGGACTTATGTTGATAATGGGTTTTGCAGGATGCAACAGGTCTTTGTTTGATACCAAGTTTAAGTTTGATGAGGCTTATATTTATATGCCCGATGGAACAGTAATTCATGGTGAGGTTGAAAAATGGAGAGACTTTGAAGATGGAGATCAGTTGCAGGTTACCATTGATGGAATTACCTATCTGACTCATGCAACAAACATAGTCTTGATATCACACTAATATATATGAAATAACAAGGAGATCATAATAATGAATAAAAAGAAAATCATTCTATTGATGTTGTCTTTGATTGTTGTCCTAATGGTTGGTTGTGATCCAAGTGGATCAGCACAGGACTCTATGAATCAGAGAGCTGTTGCCAACTCTCTTGCTAAAAACCAGTCAACACCAACAGATATAAATTATTCGCTTGAAAGATATAATTTAATTCGTAGGGCATATTGGGTAAATGGTATGCGTGAAAAGGCGAATACTTTGGTTTGTGAAATTCAAAAACCCCTTGGTTACATTGTTTTATTCACAGAAGGTGGTGGTACTGTTGGAAGATTTATTGTAGATGGTAAGATCACATCGCTAAATAGTTTTCTTACACCATCAGATGACTATAATGGTAGTGAGCTTGCTGATGTAGATGGATCATACGGAGAAAATGATAACGGTATTTTCTTCTTCACACCAGATGGTAAGTACATTGAATGGACAGGAACATATCTATATTCAGATATTCCTTTTGAAATTGATGATGTGAATGTCATTGTTAAGGAGGCAGAAGAATGAAGAGATCATTAAGAGACGTATTAACATTTTTGGGTACGATGATAGCGCTTATCATCATCCTGTTTATCATGTATATAGTCTTCACACCATCTGGAAGAGCACTGATCAATAACTATACTCATCTTATGAAAGAGGTGGATGATAAGACGCTTTATCAGACGAGAAAAGATGTAGAAGATACATGCAGAAGTATGCAAGCGTCATATGAATCAGATAAACTTGTGTGGCTACAATTCAAGGATAGTGATAACACAGAGAAACAAAACTGGGCTGATGCCGCAATGATTAGAGCAAATAAAACAGCCGCAGAATATAATAATTATGTTCTTAAGAATAGATATGTTTGGAAAGATAATATTCCTGCTGACATATATGTTACAATGCAGTATCTTGGGACGGAAGAAGAGGTAGAAAGATGAGGAAGACTAATAATAATCCTGTTGATGAAAAACTTTTGGTTACGACAAACGACCTTGCAGGTATGCTATCCTGTGGCCTTGTAACGGCTAAGAAGATTGGCGAAGAGTCAGGAGCAAGATTACAAGTAGGTGGAAGAGTTCTATATTCAGTAGAAAAAATTAAAAAGTATATTGAGGAGAAAACAAACTGATGATCACAACTAATGATGTTTCTACACTTACTAAGGATTCACACAATGTTGACACTTTATATATTAAGAAGCTATATAGTGATGCGATTGTTCCGACAAAAGGTACATCATATTCTGCCGGATTTGACTTGTACGCACATAACATAAAGGATGTTATTGAAAACAAAGATTATACAGACTTCAAGTATTTTATTCGACCTAATGAAACTGTTAAGGTTGGAACAGGAATTGCTTTAGAGATCCCTGAGAAATGTTTTGGTGGTATCTTTGCAAGAAGTGGTCTTGCTACGAAACAGGGATTAAGACCAAGTAACTGTGTGGGTGTTATTGATTCGGATTATCGTGGTGAGATTATAGTTGCACTACATAACGACTCAGATAAACCACAGCAGATTAATTTTGGAGATCGCATTGCACAGTTAGTGCTTATCCCTTATTTGTTATCATATGTACAATTGGTAGATGATCTTTCTGAAACAGATCGTGGTAATGGTGGCTTTGGAAGCACAGGAAGTAATTAATAAAAGATGAAAACTACAGAAGAATACATCGTAAGCAAAGGTTACAAAGAGTATCCAACATCTGAATATGATTCACCATATGTTATAAAGAATTTTCAAAAAAGATTTACTGATAATAATGGTACAAAATATTTTATTAATATAAGCAAATGGGATATAAAAAGTGTCTCAAGTGTGTTAAAAGATAGATATGAATTTTCATATAACATATATTTTACAGCATCAGATTGTGATAATCCAATTAAAATAGAACTATATGCGGGTTGGGAACTTGATGATGTTGAAAAGCACATAGAAAAATTATGGAACACTGGACTGTATAAAAATGATGGTTGACAGTTTTTGAGAAAACGAGGAATAATATATGTCAGAAATACAAATAGATTTTAATAAATTACTTTTGGAAGTATGGGACGAAACAGTTAGTAATTTAAGTGAAGTATTGTTCGGTTATCAAGCGATCCAGATAAAAGCAAAGAAAATAAAAGTAAACTTAGAAATGAAATTAGTATAGCTTCTGAAAATCTATGATAACAGATAAATTAAAAGCATATATTAACGAGGAGAATAATAATGAGTAGAAGTTTGGCACATATTGAAGAGATTAAAGCACTTCACCCAATTGAAGGAAAAGATAGAATTGTTCTTGCTGAAGTGCTTGGGTGGACAGTTATTGTTCAGAAATCGGAATTTAACATTGGAGACAAAGTAGTATATGTAGAGATTGATTCTGTACTTCCTGAGAGGCCAGAGTTTGAATTCTTAAGAGACAAGAACTTTAGAATTAAAACTATGAAGATGGCAGGATACTATAGTCAGGGAATTTGTTTTCCGCTTTCCATTCTCCCAGAAACAAGAGAGTACAATGTTGGTGATGATGTTACGGACATTATTGGCATTAAGCAATATGAGCCGACAATGGATGATGATAAAGAGGTAATTAAAAATACGCCTCAGAATACAAAGCAAAACACGAAGCATTATCCTGAGTTCTTAATGAAATGGAAGTGGTTCAGAAAGCTTGTACTGCCAAAGAAACAGGCAAAAGGATTCCCTGATTTTGTTAGTAGGTCAGATGAAACGAGGATTGAATCTGCACCTTTTTATCTTCAGAATAAAACTCCAATGATCTGTACAGAAAAAATTGAGGGACAATCCGGCTCGTTTGCGCTAAAGAAGATTCCTAAGAAACATTTTTGGCAAAAGACACAATATGATTTCATTGTTTGTTCTCGTAATCTAAGACTTTGGAATGAAAACAATTCATCATATTGGACAATTGCGAAAAAGTATCATATTAAAGATGTTCTTATGAAGTTAATTGGCAATAATGATTTTGTTGCTATTCAGGGCGAATGTGTAGGAACTGGTATTCAGAAGAACATTTATCATATTAATGGTTATGATCTTTATGTGTACAATCTCATTTATCCATCTGGAAGAATGGGAAGTCTTGAAGCTAAGAAGATTATTGAAGAGAACGGAATGAAATTCGTTCCTATTGTAAATGATAGTTATGTCCTTCCTAATACCATTGAAGAGTTAAGAGAGTATGCACATGGACAAAGCGTATTATATCCAACACTTAGAGAGGGTCTTGTAATTAGATCAAGAGATGGGCGTAGAAGTTTTAAGTGCGTTGATCCTGAATATCTTATCAAGCACAATGCATAAATTAAAAAACATCAGTTAAAAGGACGCTTTAAAAAAAGGACACTTGGGACGCATCCCCTTGCCAAAGCCGTAGTGCGTGGCTGTAAATAACGGACGGTGGGATGCACGACAACCTGTTGGAAGAAGGCTTGGGTTGTCACTTAAGGGAGATATATGATGGAAACACTCAATAAGCGAGAAATTCATGAACAGCTTGATGAAATCAAAAGTATTGTTGAAATGGATGTTCATCCTGCTGTTTCGCCTGACAACTGGTATATCTATTCAAATCTGCATGATGAACTTGAGCAACTTGAACTGTTACTAAAGCGAAATAACGTAATTTAAATAAAATTGCTGTTTCGCCACAGTATCGTTGATGGGCGTGTAATAGGTGCGTAGCCTACTTGCAAAGACCTTCCGCATTCTATATTAAAGGGCGATTTGAAGCACAGGAGGTAATTTTTGAAATATGCTGTTAGCGATATGCTTTTTATGCTTACCCTTTGCATGGACATATATGCTCTATATCTTATGCAAAGAAATAGACGAATTGTAATTTAAAGGGGTAATAAGACTATGGCGATCATGAAATGGGAAGAACTTTCTAATGAACAGAAACAGGAATGCTACATGTCCTACTGCGAGGATGTGCGCTATGAGTGGGGAGATAGAGCTAAACCGATGTCATACGATGAATGGTGCAAAGAATCAGAGGAACTTGGTGAAGCACTTTATTAAATGAGTTTGGATATGTGGATAGTCCCATTACTTATTGCTGTTGGATTTGGTGGCATTATTGTGCTTTTTGTGCTTATTGATAAAGATGAATCATAACTTAAAAAGGGAGTTTTGGCATGATGGATGATTGGAAATTATGGAGGTTATGGTTTATATTTACCATCGTCTGCTGTGTGCTATTAGTTATCCTTGACATTTTAGGTGTGCCAATTGATTAAAACGAGCAAAGCAATGAGAAGGCGAATTGACGCTACAATTTATTTTGGCGAAAACAGAAAAGAAACAACCGTTTTTGTGGATGAAAATGCCACATATGAAGAGATCTATGATGCAGTCATGAGCGATGCTTTAGACATGATCGAAATTGAGTGGCACGAAGTTGAAACTGCTTTTTAACGGATGCTTAAAAGGAGGGCTGAGGTGTGATCATTATTTTTGCAATAATCGTTATAATTCATGCACTTTGGTATACATTTTTGTATGTCGAGTGGCGTAACGACTGTAAAGAGATATGTAAAGAAAATCTTGCCGTACCTTTATCAGAGCGGTTGTATAGCTCGTTCTTTTATATTACAATTCCATGTTTTGTTGGAGTGTTAATGGGTTTGTTATGAAAACTTTTCAATTTAAAAGTAACTGTCTTAATTGCAAATATCATTTAGATAATTGTATTTGTGGAAAAGATGGCACAGATACAAGTGAATGGTTTATGGATGAGGTAACATGTTGTGAGCTATCCGAATCAGCCAAACAGTACGAATACACAATAAATACAACGCTAAATTAAAGGGAGGCAATATCAATGGAGAAGTATTCATACTATCTGGGCGGGAAACTGTATTTTGTCTTGCTGTCACCAGAAGAAAAAGTGCTTTTTGAGAATCGGTATGGTGTGTGCCTGTCAATAGTACGTTAAAAGAGGAAGAGGCAGAGTAATGTTCACGAAAAAGAAAAATGCAAGATTTGGCAGATATCCATGTTGTGATATGGTCAATAACGCCATAAGGCTCATCGCAAACGGAAAAACAGAACATGCCATTGAAGAATTATATATGGCTATACAGAAAGCTGATGGTTATATCCATGAAGACCTTATTGATATAGTCAACGAGGCTCATAAGCAAACATGGAGTGAACGGCACGGTTTTGATTATTGAGGTACGATTAATGAGCGTGATTATTAAGGGGTCATTTACAAATTAAAAGATCGGAGTATCGTATGGCATATAATATTGGTGACACAAGGGTGTTTTATAGCCAGAAATATCGAGACGAAAAGGCAGACAAACTTGAGAAAATGGGATATCGCATTAAACGATATGATGGCCTGACCAATTATTTTTTCAAGGTGCTGGACACCCCAAGTCGTTTCTAAAGGACGCTATGGATGAGAAGAAACTAAAAGGTTTGTGTAGAAATTGCATGTATCGTAAAAGATGTGAAGATGCTAAACGGTATCTCAACATGATTGCATGTTCCAGTTATAGGATACATGGCAATAGGAAGAAACTCACTAAAAGGAGTGTAATCATGAATACTGTCTATGATTTTGAAACTGCCATCAGCGAACTGATAGACAAAGCATTGAATTGCCTTTCGCCAGAAGAGTTTGAAAAGCTCAAGGACTCAGTCTCGATGATTCTTTCGAATTATGAGTAAAAGAACACATACGGGGACTAACACGAGAAATGAAGAAAACATTTTTAGAGCTATGTAATCTTTGGTCATTTGTGCATTTCTGCGAATGGAATGGAATATACACAAAAGCGATTGACGCATGTAAGAGAATTGATGTTGTCGCAAAAGGACATCCAGTGCTCAATTTTTTAGCGCAACATTTTTGCTCGTTCTTTTGTTAAGGGGTTATAAATGGGAAAGATTATATGTGTATTAACTGTATTTTTAATACTTTATCTGGTATTAGCCATTTTTTATGATGACTGGTTTTTCTTTAAATAAAGGAATTTGATCAATGAATGTTAGAAAAGACTGTTTTTATTACGAATATAACATAAGTACCAACACTGATTGTTGCACATGCAACGAATTAGGAATTTGTCAATGCTCAGATACCTGTGAAGATTATGTGGATAGAGAGGAAATGTCTCAGTTTATTATTCAGATGTTAGAAAGGATTTATTAAACGGTGTTTATGAATGAGCAAGAAACATAAAATGAGTAACAAACTTAAATGGTGCTTAGGCTTTAGCAAAGCTGTCGATCTTCGTGGGCATCCAAGATGGAGAACCCGAAAAAAGAATATTCACAGAGTTCAGAAAATGATGCGAAAAGCCTTCAGGCGATGGGGGTGCTTTCCTTTGCCGCCTGAGTGGAAACAAAACTCAACTATAAGGAGGGAATGAAAAATGGATTGTCCTTGGTATTTAGGATTAGAAGCAACAGAAGAGTGCATAAAAACGTGTACTATAACAGAGAAAAACAGAGATATTTCTGTGTGCCCGGAAACTTTAGACGCATATGATGATTTTGAGTTAATTTAAAGGAGTATAGATGAAAACATGATGCAACTAATAGCACATGGCATAGCAAGTGGCAATCTTGTTGCATATATGATACTTTACATAATTCTTTTACCGCCAATAATGCTTATTTGTTTTGCTATTATTGACTGGATAAAGAACAAAAAGAAATAACTTAAAGGCATGTATTATGGGATTTTTATTTTACGATAATAATGGTGAATGGCATAAACTGTGTGAAACATCTGAGTTTGAAGTAACCAATATAGAGACAGAAGAAATTACAGAAGAAAAACAGCAGATTCTAATGTTCGATGGTCACTATTCGTGTGATGGAGTGTTCACCACTACAAAACAATCAAGAATCAAACTGTTGCAAAAAGTATTTTGTATGTCAAACAACTGGTTGCGTATGCATGGATATCCAATGAAAAAGAAAAGGTAGTGACTATGATCAACGGACTAAGATTAAAAAACGCCTTATTGTGTCAAACAGGAGAGGGTAAAAAATATTGCAAGCATTGTTCGTATAATAACGATGATAAATGTGATATTAAAAAACTCTCGTCAGATGTGTTGGAGTATATCAAAACGGGTGAAGACACTTTTAATATGCTACAAGATGAATTATTAAAACACATGAAAGTGTCGGAGGGAGACTTTCAAATAGAACGAATAAATAAACATAATTCTTTCTTTGTACCAAAAGAGGAAGAGCCAACTTATAAGTGGATAATAGATGGACATCATATTATTTGTGAGCACTGTGGAATGTGTATGTGTAGGACAGATAGAGAAGGTGACACAATCCCGCATAACTTTTGTCCTGAGTGTGGTGTGAGGATGGAAGAAATAATAGAAGGGTAATGAAAGAATGGATGGATATTGTGCAAAGCATAATCGACCATGGACTATTATATGTATTGGATTCAATGAATGGGGCTATGGATGCCCTGAATGTCAAAAGGAAGGAATGCTTATTCCATCATATAAAGCAGATACAATAACAATAAACACTCAACAAGGATGGGACAATAAAATGGAAAATCAACGAAATGAATTAACGAACGACAAAGAAGACAATAAATGCAGGTGTTGTGGCTATCATGGTTTGGAGCAAGGGGATACGTTATATATTTCTGCTGACTGGGATGGTGGAATCGGATTCGATTACATTCGCAATATAAAATACTGTCCTGTTTGTGGTAAAAAGTTACCCGAAACGTGATGAGGTGTTGTGGTGAAGAGATATAGATGTATAGAGTGTAAACATTGTAATGAAGATGAAAAGAAGTGTTATCCTCAGTCGAGAGATTGTCAAGCTGAATATGATTTAACAGATGATGATATTTATGAATATTCAATCGAACGCTGTGATTTTTTTGATGCGAAAGTTGAGAAGATGGAGGATGCATGAAGAACATCTTGAGTTATCCTGTTGGAACAACGTTCTCTGGGAGTGAGATCAGAGAGTGGATCACATACCATTTAACACACGAAACATCCCATACAAAAACGGCAAAACAAATAGAAGAGTATCTATCTGTTAAAGCTGAAGAAACCTATGTGTTTTATAAAGGAGGCTACGAATCCTTTGCTTCTTTCAACAAACCAATGTTTAAAAAGAGGTAATTAAAAATGGTTGGAATTGTTATTATGACTTTTATTTTTGGTTTTGTATCAGGAGCATTATTTACAACGTATTATTATGATAAAGGAGAATAAATAAAAAATGAAAACAATTATAGATAAGTATATTTATTATACTGTAAAGTTTAACTTGAGTAGTCTAAAGGATTTTTGGGAAGTCATTATGAGGTTCTATGCTAACATGGACGCAATACAAGGAAAGTACATCGTTGATGCAAAGAGCCTTCTTGGAATGCATTCACTGAATTTACTTGAGCCTGTTGTGATTAAGGTGTATGAAGATGATCTTAATAAAGAGGAGCAAATAGCACTGGATAAGGTATTGCTACCACTCGGTGTTAATGTTAGATGAAATAAACAAGATATATGATTTAATTAAATTCGGCTATTTCATAAGTAGCCGAATTTCGCTTAATAGGAGATGTTGATATATGGAAGAAACTGATGAAAAAGATCATATTACAAATGAGGAGTTAATACTTTTAAACGCACTAAATCATATGTGTGAATCTGGAAAAATATCACACAGCCTATTCACTTCTGTCCTTCATGATTATAAATCAAAAGTTGACATATCTAACTTTGCATGTTATAATAATAATCACAAATGATTATATTTATGTGTGAGGTTAGTTATGAGAATAGAAAATAATCAACCAAGAAACATAGCTATATACGCACGAGTATCCACAGAACATGAAGCACAACTATATGCTCTTGACAATCAAATAGACTGGTACGAAATCATATTACAGAGTCATCCCAATTGGAATATAATTCACAAGTATATTGATAGAGGAATCACTGGGACATCTGCAACAAAAAGACCACAGTTTATGCAGATGATAAAAGATGCAGAGAGTAAAGAGTTTGATCTCATCATCACTCGTGAGGTTTCGAGGTTCGCAAGAAACACAGTTGACACATTACAGTACACCAGACAATTGAAAAAAATCGGAATAGAAGTCTATTTCGTTGAAGATAATATTTGGACGTTTGATGCAGATGGTGAGTTGAGACTAACTATTATGGCAACACTCGCTCAAGATGAGAGTAGAAAAACATCACTGAGAGTTAAAGCGGGACAAAGGGCAAGTATGGAAAAAGGTGTGTTCTTTCAGAATGGAAGCATACTTGGATACGATAAAATAGGTAATAACATGGTGATAAACCCTGAACAATCTGCTACTGTCAAATTGATATTTGATCGGTATAATTCAGGGATGGGTGTTCGTAAAATTCAATGGGAGCTTGAATCACTTGGCAGAAAAACAGCCAAAGGTAGCACAAAGTGGACTGCTTCTGTAATATGCAGAATCTTGAAGAACAAATTCTATGCAGGATACATTGTGTGGTACAAGCAATTCGTTCCTGATTTTCTTGAACAGAAGAAGATCAATAACCACGGAGAGAAAGAGCAGTTTGAAGTTCTTGGAAGTCACGAGCCAATAGTATCTCTTGAAGATTGGGAGCTTGCTCAGAGAAGATTGGAGCAATCAAGTCAGATAGTCAACAAGGGTAGAAAGGTCGGTGCTAAACCTAAGACAGGGTTATGGACAAACAAGCTTAGATGTTCATGTGGTAGATCATTCAACAGAAAGATATGGCACAAGGATAAAAAAGATGGATCAATCCAATATGGATACCAATGTTACAGCAGTATAAAGTCTGGATCAGTTGCAACAAGAATAAATAAAGGCTTGCCACTTGATGGAATCTGTAAGAGTCCTGCGATCTCAGAGTGGAAGCTTGAAGCAATGGCACTATATATTTTCAAAGATTTTACCTTCAATAAAGATAGAATCATCCAACTTGGAATGCGTGAAATAGAAAAAGCATTAAGGTCTGTTAATAATAATGATAACAAAGAACAAATAAATAGTCTAAAAAATGAGCTTGACAAATACAATAAAAAGATAGATAATCTAATCGAAATGCGCACAGATGGGGAGATCTCTAAAGAGCAATTCACCGCAAAGAAAAAGGACTTTGAAATCGAGATAAACAGAATAGAGAAAGAGATAGAATCAATAAGTGATAAGCAGGATGCCATTAAAGATATCCCACAGTTATTGAGTGAGTTCAAAGCAAATTTAACAAGCATGTTGAACGAGCCTATTGTGGATAAAGTGCCTGAGTATATTATTGATGCTATGGTTGAGTATATCTTGGTGGATGAGAATAAGTTCACTTGGAAGCTACGCTATCCATCTGATAAGTATTATTTATCTATTGATGGTAGTAAAAAACAGCATACAGTGTCAGAAAGTCCATCTTTACGTCAATGCCTCACAGGCTGCAATACACGAAATGCGGAACAAGCAGTAAACAATATCTCATTTACAAACGATTCTATCCTCATCTTATTTGATAAAAAGATGGTACAGCAATATGGCAATCTCAAACCAACAGATAGAATCCACAGATGGTATGATATTGTGATCGAGATTATTTTTTAAGCTATTTAATTGCCTACAGTTAAAGGGCGAAAAAAGCCGCTTCTGAGAGTTTATCTCAAAAGCGGCTTTTATTTAATTACACTTTTCGAATATAATTCTTGTGAGCATATGCGATATGAAAATCAGTTCCATTTTCAATTCGAATTCTATCCCAATCTCCGACAGTTCCAATTACTCTGACATAGTTACCATTCCCAAGCTTAGGAAATGGAGTGTAGATATTATTCGCAGTCTGCTCAGGAGTCTTTCTTACATTTAAGTAAGCTCCTGCATCATGTACAACACCAACATAATCACCAGTGGTTGGCATGATATAACTTGCATTTACATATCCACTAAACCTTTCAGCAATTACAATCTTATACCACATCCTGTTGTTCGGTGCAAACTCCTCACCAATAATTCTTACCATGTTTCCATTACCAAGACGAGGCCAATCAGCGAGAAGAGCAGAAGATGGATTCGGGGAAACTCTTACAGAAAGAGTATCACCGTTCACAAGTCTTACGACTTTACCTACCCACTGCTCATAACCCTTCTGAGGTTCAGGAGTTGGCTTCTTGTTGTTGTCAGAGAGAATATATGGAGCAGAAGAGTTAGAGAATATATAATCTCTGAATGTGTTCCAGAGTTCATTTCCAGTTCTTCCATAATACTTCATAACCATATCAGAGAAGAATGGGAGAGGACACCACTTATGATAATTAAGATCATCAAGCCTTGGGTCTACGCTTTTACCATAAACATCAGCGTGTCTAATAACTCTTTCCTTTGGAATATGATACTTCTCTACAAGATACTTGCCAAGCTCAATAGCATTGTTGATTGTACCCTGTTCAAAATAGCAATCATCCTCACGACCAGTGAGCTGAGAAGCAGTTTTACCAGACAGACATTTAGGACACATCTCAATGCTAATAGAGTTTGAATTTCTGCACTCGGTGATATACACAGAGTTCTTCCATTTACCGACAGATCCCGCAATGTCCTTTTCTCTTGTTGACATCACAATTTCATTTTCATCTACAAAATAATGAGCGCCAACATGACCAGTGTTTCCACTACGATAATAGTCTGCATTCGCAACAGCAGTAGCACCCTTAGATGTGTTTGCAGTCCAGTGATAAACCAGATACCTGATCTCACCACTCTCTGGTGTTCTATTGGCAGGAGTGTAATTATTGATATTGTTATTTACATAATTCATATTAATTGCTACCATTTCATACCTCCTTATAAAATAAAAAAGCAGTGCTATAAAATAGCACTGCCATGTTATAAATATTAGTAGTTGTTATTGTTGTTCTTCTGTTTGTTCTTCTGGTTTAGCCCCAATCAGATTATCTATAGCTTCTTTAACTGCAATGAACTTTGTAAATTCATCAAATGAAACTTTTGAGATTCCTATCTTAGAGATATCATCCCTGATAGAAGATAGTCGCTCAAGTATCTGTGGTATACTGACTTCTGTATTTGTTTCTGAGTAAATGAGAGTTTGCTTCGGTACTCGATTAAGTTCTTCCTCTGACATATTCGCTACAATATCAGCAACTCTTTGAGCTTCTTGTTCACCTGCTTCAGTTAGACAATTATTCTTATCTTCATCAAGAGCAATAAAACCAAGTAACTTTTTGTTGTAAATAAATTGCGCTATCTTTTGTGTGGCTACTTCTCGTTGTAATTTTTGCTGTGTGAGCTTTCTCAGATCTCTTGTGTTTAAGTGTTGTTCCAAAAGAAGCTGATAAACAGCATTCGCAAAAACCACATCACCAGTTCTCCCATTTACATTGTACATATTTATATACCACCCTTCTAATAAATACATCGCAATTCATGCACATATGTATAAATGTATATTAAGTTATGAAAGATGGTTTGTCAAGTTTAAAAAGCATCAAAATGTTCACTTTTAATATTAATTAGAAATATTATTTTTATTTATTGACAGATAGTTTATTCTCTCGTACTGAAGCCTCGATCACAGAATCAATCCAAGCATTGAAGTCACCATATAATATAGATACAGCCTGTTTAGCTTCAGATGTAATCAGCGCAACAGCTTTATCAAGAGCCATTTGTTTTGCTGTTACCTGAGCTTCTTTATCAAATTTGCCTGCGCTTTTGAGACTATCAACATATGTCTGACAAACATCAAGAACACAATTGTTTACAACATCAGTAGCATAATAAACATAGTCACGAAGTTTAGCATCTTCGATTTTCTCAGTTGCCGTAGCTATTACTGTGGTAATATACTTTATAATATACCTTACAAGTATCGGCATAATAATTGTTAAACAAACATACAAAACATTCAAAAGCATTTCATTCCATTCAAATTTCATCTCTTTATCCCTCTCCACCAATGTCATTTATTGTATTATCAACATCAAACTTAACATTATCTAATGATACATCAGACTCACACAAAGCACTTGACGTTACATCTTCCATGTAATTAATCTGTTCAATTTCAAGTTGCTTCATTGCAGTGTCATAAGTAATACCGCCCTTTATATTTTGTGATCGAGCTTTCCAGTAGTATCCAAGAATAATAGGCACTAATGTAACAGGAACACCAACAAGAGTATAAAGAGCATTACTATCACGCAGGATCAAAACAACTACTTGAGTATATATAAGTATCTCAATACAAATAATAAATACAATCCAAAGAACTAATTTACTTGTCTCAAGTTTTTTCTTTGGCTGTTTGTTTTCTGTTTCTTTCTTTCCAAACATAATTATATCCTCTCCGTGAAATCCAGTGATATCCAACCATTACGTTTATCTGAATATGCTTTGAGCAGTCCCCATCCTTTATTAGAACCAAGACCATAACACTCTTCAACGATAGTATATGATCCCTTTGGAATTGGATTTTCGTAATTCACATAGTTCGTTCCATGTCCCTTACGAATATTCAGATCGTCAATGTTCACACGCACCATATAATTCACACGCTTACCTTCATACACACAAGTAAGAGATGGGAGAGCAGAGATATATACACCAGACTTTAATTTCCAGAATTTTCCATCTTGCGTTTTTTCTGCAACAGTATATTCACCACCCTTAAAAACAACACCGACAATGTTATCTTTAATCTCTGGTGTACTTCTTACGTTTACACCATCAGCACCATCGTATACAACAGTAAGTCTCAGTTCATGATTCCTCGGAATGCCAAAATAAAAAGAACCCCAAGGTTCTTTCCCATCTTTACCAAGATAAATATAATTGTCAGGAATCGGGCAAATACCAGACTTAATCTTTGTCCAATCAGGATTACCATTTCCATCAGAGTATTTCTTGAAGCTTCTAAACTGTAATAACTGATACTCTGGGAATCTATGAACACCATCCATAGCCATTTCTGCGGCCTTAATACTATCAGCAGAAGTGTAATTGACAGGAGTTGTAAAAGCACTTGCGTTAAAATTATTATCTACAATACATTGTCCAACAGCAAGCTTTCCCATGAAATCTAATACACCTGCTTCAGCCTCTATAATCTGAGCCATTTCATTTATTGTCATTTTAACATCACCTCCAAGAAATGTTTAATAACCTCTCACTGTATTAAATTCAATAAATCCAGATAATCCATTTAGTGGTATTGCAGAATTACTTGCATTACTTAAAATAATATTCACACCCAACTCAGTTACACCGCTTGAATCAACAGTGATAGCGTTAGAAGATTGAGTTGTAGTACCATTAACTGTTTTATAACTTGTTACGCCAGATACATATAATCCAGAGTTTGTTGGGCTATTTAAAGATACCGATATAGAATGTGTTCTTCCTGTGAGATCACTAATATCTGAACTACTTAAAACATAGGTATAGATATAGCTTCCATTTGCCGCAATACTATCCGTAATTGTTGTATCAGATGGAATAGTAACAACTGTTTTTCTTGGAATAACATATTTTGTATCTGTAACAGATACAGCCCACTGTTCTTCATCGTTGGCATCAGTATAACAGCTTATTGTTAATACACTTGCAACAAAATTATATGCGCTATTATATTTTACGGATATGTATCTGGTCGCACTAATTCCACCAGAAACATTATTATATGGTAAATATACAGTTGATTCTCCTGCATACATCGGACTCTCAAGTACAACATATTGTGGATAATATTTAAACTTACCAATTTTGTTTTTAATATTTTCAAGATCACCTATTGTATAAGTTGTAGTTCCACCATAACTTACTTTACTTATCTTAATAGCTAATACGTTGGACGATGTAGATGATGATGAAAGTAATACGCCTAACTGTATGGCACTCATGGTTACTTGATCTGATGTACCATAACCAAGTGTAAGACCACCAGATAAGTATTCATTACCGCCCCAATCTAACATTCTCGCATTAGAGCGACTTGTATTTGCTGTACCATTTCCAACCATTTCAACATAAGTACCACGAGCACTCGCTGATGATACACTACTATTTAAGTCGTTATTATATTCGCCAAAAACACGAGCGGATCTTCCAGACGCAATTGTTCCTTGTCCCTCGGCATGAGACATATTACCAGATGCATTTGTATTATAACCTTCAGCGTGAGAATTTAAACCAGACGCTGTATTATAGTTTCCTTCAGCATGAGAATTCGCGCCAGACGCAGTAACATTAGACCCTTCAGCATGAGAAAAAACACCAGACGCTGTATTATATAATATATTGTTTGTTATTAGTCCATAGTCACCAGTTCCTTTTGCAATTCTATCTGAAAAATCATCTATACCAAGCATTGTCTTAATAGCAGACTTCGCATCATTAGTATATGTTCCTATAGTATTACTTGATTGTGACTGGGTGGTGTCTCCTGCAGCTTTAGCAAGACCATAAAAAGCAGACTCATGTTGATGTGATGGGACAATTGATTTATTGCCCTCTGTTCCAGTTTTAATCTCACCCGATGAAGCAACACTTTGTGATACCACACCATTACTAACGGATAAACCAGAGCCAACTTTCAGAATTCCAAAATTATTTTGTGTTGCATAATCTGTATTTTTTACATAGTTACTCAGATCAATAGAATCTTCCACATCAGAAACAATCTCAGATTTATCTGTTGCAGTCCAATAATCAACACCTTTTACTGGTGTATAACCGTTCTGTCCGTTACTTCCTGCATCACCCTTATCACCCTTAGCCCCAGTATCTCCCTTGTCTCCTTTATCGCCCTTATCTCCTTTATCACCCTTCACGCCTTGAATGCCCTGAATACCTTGTGCTCCCGTATCACCCTTATCACCTTTGTCGCCTTTTGCACCTTGAGCACCCTGAGCGCCATCTTGTCCGTTTTCACCATCTTTACCATCATTTATTGTTGCAATTGCTACGCTGTCAACATAAACAGTTGTTACACCATTGCTTTTACTTGCTGTAATAACTGGTGTATAACCATCAGCACCTTTAAGAGGTTGGGTATCATAACTTGAACCATCGGCAAGAGTTATTGTTAATGTGCCATCTTGGTTCTGCGAGATATTTGTAATCCCCATACCCGGAGAACCCTCTTTACCATCTTTACCTCTTTCTCCGGGTTCTCCCTTTTCTCCTCGTGCTATAATTAATTTAGTAACAATGTTATTGTCAAAATCATAATTTATATTATTCATAATTATATTCTCCAATCATTATCTTGCACATAAAGAATATAATATATTATAACATTAACATATTTATTATGAGCAATATCTATAATAAGCGTTTTTAACGTTATCCTTTTCGATGTAAACATATTTCATTGTGGTGTCAATTTTGTCGTGACCCAAAATATAAGCCACATCCTGAATCGACATACCACGCTTAATTAAATTCGTTGCAAGTGTTCTTCTAAATCTATGCGGATGAACATTCACAACACCAACTTTTTCAGATAACTTTGTCAACATAAATCTAACTCCATGCTGAGTTAGTCTTTCTGATCTCTTACCAATTCCAGAGAAGAGAGCTTCGCTATCATCCGTTCTACTTTCAAAATACTGCTTGAGATACATAGCCGTGATATCATCTATGTAAACAGTACGCTCCTTATTCCCTTTACCAAGTACACGCACTTCAAGATTCTTGAAATCAACATCGCTTTTATTTAATCTTGTCACTTCACCGATTCTACATCCAGTAGAAATAAGAAAACAGACAAGCGCCTTATCTCTGATATTAATACAACCTTCTTTTAATTTCTCTATTTCAACACTGTCAAAAGGTAGTCTTTCTAACTTAGCATACTTAATCCTACTTAGATTAATGCATGGATCAGTAGGGATAAGATTTTCTCTAAATAACCATCCGAAAAACGAGCACATGACACTTCTATATCCATTCAACGTTCTATCAGATATTCCACGACTTTTTAATCCTGCTAAATAGTTTCTAATGTGATATACACTTATATCTCTGGTTGGAACATTGATCTTTTCATACATCTTCTCAAGCACATAACGATAATGCCCCAATGTCTTTGAAGAACAACCTTCAATCTGCTTAGAGGAGATAAATGCATCCAATAAGTCTGCGCTATCATCATTTTTAATTTCATCAATATTAACAGAACAGACAGAGAGATTATTCGCAACAACTTCCATCACCATAAACAGATCATCATATGACAACTTCGATATAAGATCGTTTTTAATATTTTTAATTAAAACCTGCTTATCAGCAATTGACATAGCATATACCTCACAATAACACACAAGCAACTATAATGTTATAGCAATTATAACATGAGACAATATAAATGTCAATTTAAATATAATGTAAGATATAAATAATAGCTAATAAAACAGTCAAAAATAGCCCCGCTCTATAATATAGAACAGGGCTATTTATTATTATATCGTATTCAGTTTTTATTCAATTTTTATTCGGTTTTTTATTTTAAGTACATTGTGTTGTGATGCGAAAAAGGCCGTTCATATTACTTACCAAAAGCGTCCTACTAATGTTAGGTATTATACACTATTAGTATCTACTGTCCTCTCCCGATGGAGATGCTCTTTGAACATTCGACAGTCACTTTGCAGGCAAGCTTTCTCGAACGGAGAGTCACAAGATGCAGAACCGTCAGAATTGTAATAAATGTGCTTACAATTGTCGCACGTTTCTATTCTGTGTTCTTTCCCGTGTTTCCGCTTACGTCTTTCCAACAGCCATCTTGTCACGATACTCATTAGCGCTCCTTTTACAATTTGCGGCATAGCAGAATCGAACTGTCTATTATACGGTGTCACGCACTCGCTCTCTACCCTTGAGATAATGCCGCAGATTGTTTATGGTGTTTTAACATAAAGCCATAATAAACAGATTTATACACTCATGTTATTTACTTTCGGTTTATAAAAATCACACCTTTCAGTAGAATAGTCATAGATATCATTATCTGTAAGCGCATATTCACTGAGACAATCCCTCGATTGAGGATAGCACTTCTTTTCATCTACATTACAATGTTTACATTCTATACACCTATATTTCTGCATAAATAATCCTCATTTGCGTTCTATTATATGTAGGTATATTACACCATTGATATATACATTCCTCTCCTGATACCGACTGTCCTACATTGACAACAGAGTGCCTACTTTGGTACACTAATGTCGAGGAGGTGATACGGATGGGTATCAATGGAGGCCGTAACATCCGGGGAGTTGAAGAGGAGGGTGGATATACCAAATTCAACATCACTCTCCCTCCGTCCCTGATCGAGCGTCTGGATAAGTACATGAGGGAAGAAGAACGCAACCGCTCATGGACAATCCAAAAGGCACTCGATGCTTACCTAAGAGAGAAGGGCTATTAAGCCCCTCTCTTTTTGTCTCCCCTGATAACCACCAGTAGTTATTGATACTTACCAAAAGCGTCCTTTTCGTCAGAATCATACCTTGAAATGATAGTCCATCAATCCGTGAATAAATGCCGCCAATGCTTCCATGCCAACCCCGATTGTATATCTACTTGTATTTCCGCTTTCGTTCTGATTGTCGGATGTCTCCAGAGTTACAGACGGAATTTCTGCCACACTGTCACCGTACTTTTCAGAATTGCCATTAAGGTTGATATATCCGGTATACTCATAGATAAGATCACTTGATGTCATTTCTCTTTTGTTTCGCCAGTATCCGATAACGGCATTGATGCCGTATCTAAACGCATCCTGTATAGTAGTGAAACCGTCAAGAGATGACAACACACTGAGATATGATACTTCATCTTCATACCCGGAATTATGATAATCAATATACAATGATGCTGAATCATGTGCATCTAACCAGGCCTGTAATACCTGTGTTTCAAGTTCACTCGCCGCACTTGTACCTTGATAACTATTGGTATATGGTTCAGCAGATGCAGACGGTGCAACCCAATCAGCGTCAAAGTTCCTGTTGATGTTAACACCGTTTTCGTTCCATCGTTTATTATTCGTATACCCCCACGGAACTGCAACAGGTATAACCCTAAACACAAAACTCTGCCTGATTTTACTGACCGATTTTCTATCTTCGCAAAGCGCCTTGAAAAAACCGTATGTTGCCATAACCGCAGTGGGTTCGTTCCCATGCATACCACTTGTAATCAATATCTCAGGCTTTGCAGTAGCAGGATATTTTGTACGGCTTGCGCTTTGATAATCATATGCGTGACTATCAAACGCATATTCGTAATTAGTAAATGTACTCTGCGTCAATGAGTTCTTTGTAACATAATCAGGATTAGCCGTTACAAGTGCATCGTATAAATCCCACACATCAGCCGCAGTATCTGCTCTTGAAATAGTATCATCAGAAGTGAGATACAATTCTGATTCTATCTCATCCCCGATGTTTTCAATGGATTCCCGTACCGCATTTATTTCGGCTTGTACCGTACGCTGATATGTTAGCGTTTGTGATGCTTCTGCGCTTGTAGCATTGCCTTTGTCGATTGTTAACCTGAATTTATACTGACTTCTG